TATTTGGTGTTGGTTTGAGAAGGTTACTATTTGAGCAAGAAATTGATTCTGAAACTTTAAGAGAAAGAGTTAATAACCAAGCACAAATTTATATCCCGGAAATATCTGTGGATAATATAGAAGTAAGACCAGATGGGCATCTTGTTTTTCTCACAGTAAACTATACTTTATTATTTAATAATGAAAATGATGGAGTTGCCTTAAGTTTTACAAATTCAAACCCTAACACACTATAATAATGGGATATTCTAAGGTAAATAATAAGAATAAGAAAGATATAACTTACCTAAATAAAAATTATAATGATTTTAAGCAAAATCTTATTGACTTTGCTAAAAATTATTTTCCTAATGTGGTAAATGACTTTAGTGAAGCATCACCAGGTACTATGTTTATTGAAATGTCATCGTATGTGGGTGATGTACTTTCATTCTATCTTGATACTCAAATTCAAGAGAATTTTATTCAGTATGCAAAGGAAAGAGAAAATCTATATTCATTAGCGTATAATTTAGGATATAGACCAGCGGTAACAAACCCATCCTCGGTAACACTAGATTTGTTTCAACAAATTCCAGCCAAAGTGGTTGGTAGTACAACATTACCTGATTATGATTATGCCTTAAGGGTTAATCGTAACTCAACATTTTTAGGCCCTTCAACCTTACCTTTCCTCATTCAAGATGATGTTGATTTTAGTTTCAGTAGCTCATTCGATCCTACCGAATTATCAGTTTATCAAATTGATGCCTCTAATAATCAGCCTGAATATTATTTATTAAAAAAGAAAGTTAAGGCAATTTCGGCGGAACTAAAAACCAAAACAATAAGTGTAGGATCTCCAACTAAATTTTTAACTCTTGATATTGAAGATACAAATATTATAGGAATTGAATCTATGGTAGATTCTGACGGAAATACTTATACTGAGGTACCTTATTTAGCTCAAGAAACTGTTTTTGAAGACGTACCAAACGTAGCTGCAAATGATCCTGAACTAAACCAATATAATAACCAAACACCATACTTACTCCGTATCAAGAAAGTCCCTAAAAGATTTGTTTCAAGATTTAAATCTACAGGTGTTCTTCAATTACAATTTGGAGCAGGTGCAACAAGTGGTGACGATGAAGAAATTATCCCAAACCCAGATAATGTGGGTGAAGGAATTTCAGATGGTAGATCGTTAATTGATTTTGCCTTTGATCCATCTAACTTCTTATTTACTAAAACATATGGTGAGGTACCTTCAAACACTACTTTAACTATAACCTACATGGTGGGTGGTGGTTTAGCATCTAATATTGACTCAAACCTTATTACAAGAAAAGGAACTACCTCAACAACCCCAACAGCAGGTAATTTAGATTCTACTGTATTAAATACAGCCATTAATTCAATTGCTGTAAATAACCCAGAACCAGCTACTGGTGGGGGTGATGGTGATTCAGTAGAAGATATTAGATTAAATGCTGTAGCTAATTTCTCAGCACAACAAAGAACAGTAACTAAAGATGATTATTTATTTAGAGCGCTTGCAATGCCATCTAAATTTGGTAAAGTAGCTAAAGTATATATTATGCAAGATAATCAGATATCTGTTAGTTCAAATAAGAGAATATCAAATCCTAATGCACTTAATTTATATACATTGGGGTATAATATTAATAAAAATCTTAATAATTTATCTTTAGCCGCTAAAGAAAATTTAGCAACCTATTTAGATCAATATAGAATGTTAACTGACTCTATCAATATTAAAGATGGATATGTTATTAATGTTGGTATAGATTTTGATATAGTAGTTGCACCTAATTTTAATAACGAGGAAGTATTATTAAATTGTGTTACGGAACTTCAAAGTTATTTTAATGTAGATAGATGGCAACTAAACCAACCAATCATTCTGGGAGAAATAGCAAACACATTATATCAAGTACCTGGTGTACAAACAGTAACTAGTATTAATATAATGAATAAAGCGGGTGAATCCCTAGGTTATTCAAAATACAAATATGATATAGATAGTGCAACGGTGAATGGAGTAATTTATCCTTCACAGGACCCATCCATATTTGAAGTTAAGTATCCAAACACTGATATTAAAGGAAGAGTAAACCAAGTATAAGATGGCAATTTATAAAATATTTCCAGTAAATGATTCAACCATATATTCTCACCCACTTAGGAGAGATTTAAATACTGGATTGGATGAAATATTAGAATTAACGGAAGAACAATCAAACACAGGTATTGATTATTTCCCTTCAAGAATTCTTATAACATTTAAGGACTCCGAAATAACTGATGTTTTTCAAAATAAAATAGGAGCTAGTTCGTACTCAGCTAGTTTACAACTTTTTACTACTGAAAATAGAGATTTAGCAGCTACACAAACAATAGAGGTTTACCCCGTTTCTGGAGCCTGGAATAATGGTACTGGTAAATATTTAAATGATCCAACTTCATCAGATGGTGTTTCATGGACTTATAGAGATAATAAAACAGCAGCTACTGAATGGTTGACTTCTTCTTTCTCAACAGGGGTTACAGCAAGTTTTTCAGGTACTGCTTATGGAGGTGGAAATTGGTACACAGGTAGTGGATTTGAAAACACGGCCTCATTTACGTTAGTTGATAATTTAGATTTAGATGTTAACATAACAAACGTAGTTCAAAAATACTCAGCCAGTTTATTTGCATCCCAAACATACCCAACAGGTATTGCAAATAATGGTTTTCTTCTTAAGAGACCAGACAATGAAGAATTTGGAAACGTTAACCAAGGTTTACTCCAATACTTTAGTTTAGAAACACATACAATATTCCCACCTAGTCTTACGTTTAAGTGGGATGATTCATCGTATTCAACGGGATCGGGTGAGGTGCTGACTACGGGGCAGCTATTTTGTACCCTCGCTAATAATAAAGAAGAGTTTAAACAAGAAGAAGAATATACTTTTAGACTAAATGTTAGAAAACGTTACCCAACTCGTGCATTTGTTACCTCATCAAATTTCTTGAATGTAAATTATTTTACATCTGAATCTTACTACTCAATTAGAGATGCTGCCACTGAATTAGAGGTAATTCCATTTAATGATAATTTTACTAAAATAAGTGCTGATTCTAATGGTATGTATTTCAAAATATGGATGAATGGTTTAGAACCCGAAAGGTACTATAAACTCATATTTAAACACGTAAATAACGACGGAGTTACAATTTTTGATAATAATGATACCTTTAAGATAGTTAGATAATGGCTTATAACTTTGGTGGAAAAAATACACAGGGTTCTCAACAAACTCCAAATGGATATTCTCCTGCGAATGAGGGGAAAGGTAGTGGGGTTACTATAAATAAAGAAGAATATAAACCACCAACCCCGGCACTCCCAACCCCTGAACCTCAAAAAGAAGAATTTAATACAAACATTGAAGGTAATGTAGTATTTGATAAAACCATATATAGTAGAGCTCAATTTGATCAGTTAGTAGATAATGGTTTTTCAGAATTAACCCAAAGACAGAATAATTTCAATACTAATCAATTTTTTGAACAGTATAACCGTTTATTTTTTGAGATACCTAAAGATGGTCAAAATTCTCACAAAACCCTAGTAGATAATAGTACTACATATTTAGGAAATTTTATTGATACTAAAGATGATGAAATAGCTCGTTTAAATGAAATTATAGCTGATCTACAAGTCCAATTAGCCACTTCTAATGATGTAGAAGGGGTAAGAGAACACCCATTCTTTAAGAATGGTACTTTAATAAGAGGAAAAATAGGAGCTATTAATGCAGCTAATGTATATTTTATGGATCAAGGTTTTGCACGCCTAATTAATGGTGGTTCCAACCCATCGTGGAATGAATTAATTAGTTTATTTAGAGATATCTATAATTATCCTTTCAATGGTAGTGATGCTAATGATTCAATTCCCGCAGTCCCAGACCTTATTATAAGTCAACTCAATTCTCCAGGAACTGCCATTACTTGGGATAATATGGATGAACAATTTATCCCCCCATCTCAAGAAGAATCAAGTGCTCAAATATTTGGGTTAGGGTTAGACCCAACAGATGCAGCCCTCAATCCAGCAAGTATAGCAGACAAATATGGAGGTGATTCGGAAGCATATAGAATTGATCTAGAAAAAGATTACCAAGAAAAAACAATAGCTATAGATACATTAACTGAAAAAATTAATAATCCTAACGAAAGTGAGGATGCTATAAGTGGTTACGAAATTGCTAAGGCTAACTTAATCGCAAGAAGATCCACAGTTGAATTTATACTAGAAAATGTTGAAGCAATTATTTTAGGATCAGTTGTAGTTAATGTTTTGCCTAACATTACAAATGAGCAATTAGCCACAGACCCAGGATTTACTAGAGTGTATTCTAAAGACGAAATTGGAAATGCTATTGATCAATTATTTGAGGGTAATAATACACTTATTGGAAGAATGAAATCTAGGTTAACTTATTTATCAGGTAATCTTAAATTAATACAAATAAGAAGTAAAACACCTGATTTTGTAAATACCACTAAAATGTACCATAAAATATGGGTTGAGGCTAATGATTCTAATTTTACAATGCAAAATGCTGATGA